CGGGCGACCCTGGCGTCGCCGACGACCACGGCAGCGGCGCCCGCCCCTCCGGCGTGCAGGTCAGCTCCGAGCCGATGGTGTACGACCGGCTCAGCCAGCACTCTTACTGGCTGGACCTGGCGCGGGACCAGCTGGGCCGCGGCGCGGACGTGCAGGGCGCCCGGGAGCGGCTGTCCCGCCACCGCGCCGAGCTGGACGTGGAGCTGCCGAGGCGGCAGGAGCGGCGGGCGCGGATCGCCCGGGAGCGCGTCGAGGGCATCCACACCGTGTCCCGGCGGGAGGAGCGCGCCCTCGAGCGGTTCCTCGGCGCTGGCGGCCAGATCTTCGAGTCCCGCGCGATCAACCGCACGGACGGCACGGGCGGCTATTTCGTCCCGCCGCTGTGGGTGATCGACGAGTACTCTGAGTACCTGCGTGCGGGGCGTGTCCTGGCTGACCGGTGCCGTTCGGTGCCGCTGCCGTCCGGTACCGACTCGATCAACCTGCCGCGCATCACCACCGGCACGGCGACCGGCGTGCAGACCTCCGACGGCGCCGGGGTGCCGTCCCGGGACATGGCCGACAACTTCTCCAACGCGCTGGTGCGGACGATCGCCGGGCAGGAAGACGTCGCGATCCAGCTGCTGGACCAGAGCCCGATTGCTTTCGACAACGTGATCAGCCAGGACCTGATGGCTGACCACGCGATGCAGCTGGACGGCCAGGTGCTGCTGGGTTCCGGCTCGTCCGGCCAGCTGACGGGCCTGTACTCGCACGGGACGATTACCGGCGGGTCGACTGAGGCGGTCATCGTGAACACGGTGACGGGCACCACGACCGCGCAGTGGGTGGGGGCGAACAGCTTCTACCAGGGTGCTGGCGCGCTGATGAGCACGATCGCCCGGAACCGGTTCCGGCCGGTTACCGCGGTTGTGTCCAACCCGGCGGTGTGGTACGCGCTGGCGACGGCCGGGGATGGCAACAGCCGTCCGCTGGTCACGCCGAGCATTCAGGGGCCGTTCAACACGGTGGCTGACTTTGACGGCGGCCCGGTGGCGGAGGGGCCGGTCGGCTCGATTCTCGGCCGCCCGTGGTTCCTGGACGCGAACATCCCGCTGACTTTCGGCGGGGCGAGCACGAACCCGTCCATGAGCACGACCTCAGCGGGTCACACGTCGCCGACTGACGGCACCGGCTCGGGTGACACGTTCACGCCGTTCCTGGCGGGCGTGTGGGACGACATCCTCCTGTTCGAGGGTGACATGAGGTCCCGGGTGCTGCAGGAGGTGCTGTCCGGCACGCTGCAGGTCCGCTTCCAGGTGTACTCCTACGTGGCGTTCATGAAGGACCGCTACCAGGACTCCAGCAGCCGGATCGTTTCCTACGGCAACGCGAACTCGGGCACCACGGCCGGGGCTGCGCTGTCCACGGGCAGCGGCGGCGGGCTGGTGAACTTCTGATGAGCGACCTGGTTTCCGGGCGGTACCCGGACACGTTCGAGGAGTGGATGCTGGACGGGAAGCCGTCGCAGCCGTACCGGACGACGATCAGCCGCCGCGACATCCTGTCGACCGGGGTCACGCCGACCGTCAACGCGGTGTGCGTGTACCCGGTTGTGGTTCAGCAGGGCGACGTGATCGGCGCCATCTCGATCGGGGTTAAGACGGCGACGGCGGCGACCGCAAGCCACGGCTGGGCGGCGCTCTACACCGGGCTCACCACGTCGGCGACGCTGCTCTTCCAGTCGGCGGACGACACGTCCGGTTTCCACGGCTCCGGCGCGCTGCAGAAGTTCACGCTGACGAGCAGCTACACGGTGGGCACTGACCCGGGGACGACGGGCACCAACGGCCCGGTGGTGCTGGGCGTGGCGCTGTACAACAGCTCATCGGGCGCTGGCGGCGCGCTGGACGGCATGACCGGCTCGAGCGTGGCGGGCGGCATCCTGATCACCGGGCAGGTGCCGATGGCGTTCAGTGCGGCGCTGGCGGCGACGGCGACGGCCCCGGCGAACTTGTCCGGGTTCACGGCGCTGACCGGCGGCGTGCCGTATATCGCGCTGAGCAGGTCGTGATGGAGCGGGGCCGGTACACGGTGGAGAACGACCTCGCCGAGGCGGCCGCGGCCGAGGAGGCTGCGGCGAAGGCCGCGGAGGCTGAAGCCGCGGCAGCGGCCGAGGCTGCGCCGAAGCTCGCGGCCAAGGACGCGAAGCAGGGCTAGATGGCGACTCGCGCGCACGTCCTCGGCCTCCTCCAGCGGGAGCTGCAGGCGGCCGAGGACGTGCATGCGGACGTGTACGCGGCGGAGCTGAGAGCACGGATCGCGCGACTGTCGCAAGGCAGCGCGGACAACCCGGCGAAGGAGACAGCTAGTGGACATCATGGAGGCCGTGAGCGGCCTCGAGCAGCATCTGCGGGCGGTAGTCGGGTCGGCGACGGAGAAGCTCGAGCAGGAGCTGCCCGTCATCGCGGGAGTCGCGGGGCTGGCGGCGTCTAACCCGGCGTTCGCGGCGCTGGCCAGCGCGGTGAATCTCGGTGAGGCGCCGGAGGTGCTGGCGACGATCGCGGAGCTGATCGTGAAGGCGGACCAGGCGCTGGGCGAGGCGAAGGCGGCGGGCGCGGCGGCGGCGCAGCAGCCGCCCGCGGCCTGACCCGCGAGCCCGGAGAAGACGGAAAGGGGGTGACCGGTGAGCGGGCCCTATGACCTGTCGTCGGCCATCCCCGTTACCGATATCCAGCTGACGCTGACGGATTCCAGCGGTAACCCGGCGAACGGTTCCGGGGTGACCCTGACGCTGACGCTGCCGGACAACTCGACGGCCACGCCGACGGTGGCGAACCCGTCGACGGGCACCTACCGGCTCAACGCGCCGTACGTGCCCGCGCAGGCGGGTCACTACCTGTGGACGTGGACGTGGACCGGGACGTTCACCGCCTCGTCGGAGACGGTCGATTCGTTTGAGGTCCGCGCCTCGCCCGACCCCACGATCGTCAGCCTGGCCGAGGCGAAGGAGATCCTGAAGCTGACCGGCGTCTCCACTTATGACCAGCAGATACGGGGTTTCTCGCAGGCGGTCACGGAGTGGATTGAGTACACGGTCGGCCCGGTGGTGACGCAGCAGGTTACCGAGGTGGTGCGGGCGCAGGGCACGGTGCTGGTGCTGTCGAAGGCGCCTATCCGGACGGACCTGGGAACGGTTTTCAGTAGCGCGAACCGGCGGGACGGCAGCACGACGAACGGGATCGTGAGCATCCAGCCGCTGCTGACGTACGGATTCGCCTACGACCTGTCGCAGCTGCTGGTGGACCCTCAGCGGGGGCTGGTGCGCCAGTATGCGGGCCTGCCGTGGTTCTACTCCGGTGACCCGTTCGGGCAGCACAGCATCACGTACTGGGCGGGTCGCGCGGTGGTGCCGTTCGGCATTTACGAGGCCGCGAAGATCGCGCTGAAGCATGTGTGGGCGGTGGAACGGGGCGGGGTGTCGTCGGGCGCGGTGGCGTACGGGGAGTCTGAGACGACGGTGACGGGTTACGGGTTTGCCGTCCCGAACCGGGCGATTGAGCTGCTGACCCCGCATTCGGGGTCCGCGTCGAGGGCGGCGTTCGCATGACGACGACCTCTCAGATACCCGCCGTGACCGACTGGCTGGTCAATGCCGCGACAGTGTCTACCTCGCTGGGCGCGTCGCCGTCCGCGCCGGTGGTGATCCATGACGGCCCGGCGGTGACGACGGACACGCTTATCCAGCCGCTGCACTTGTGGATCGGCTGGGATCAGGTGACCGGCGGCGGCGCGGGCGCGTCGGCGGTGCAGGGCTGGCCGGTGCTGGACCGTGCCCGGACCCGGGACGAGGACGGCGTGATCGTGTGCACGGCCGACGCCTGGTCCGGGGTGACGGTGACGAAGACGCAGCGGGATTCGTGTGCGGCGGTCGTGTCGGCGGTGGAGCTGCTGCTGCGCGGCGGCGGCGTCGGCACTGACCCGGGGGATGCGTCGATGGGCGGCCTGGTGCTGTGGTCGGCGGTCGACGGGCCTTATGAGTGGTATCCGCGGCAGACGCCGGAGGGCGCGGGGTGCGCGTGCGTGTTCCGGATCACGTACCGGGCGCGGCTGGTGACGTCATGAGGAGCGAAGCGTGCAGGTGAGATGCGTTAAGGCGTTCGGCGTGCACGTGCCGGGCGACACGGCGGAGGTGCCGGACGGCGCGGCCGTCGACCCGGAGCACTGGCAGCCGGTGACAGACGTGCCCGCGCATGCGGGGACGGATGCGGCTCTCGCGGTGATAGCGGCCGGGGCAGCGGGACTGCCCGGCTCGGAAGGGATGTAAGCGATGGCTCTCGCGTCCGGTCTCGCCTCCCAGTGGGTATCGCAGGACGAGACCACTTACGGCGTCACGCCCACCTGGTCCTCGCCGCCGTCCGTGGTCCTGGACAACGACACGCTGGAGCTGAAGAAGACCACGAAGGAAGGCGCCGGCATCTACGCGGGCGCCCTGGTCGCCAAGTCCGCGCGCCGCGTGCTGACCGAGTACATGGTGCAGGGCGCCACCGTGGCGGACCTGCCCGCGCAGGGGCTGAACAAGTGGCTGTACCGCATGTTCGGCTCCTTCGGGCAGTCCAAGGCGGTGCTGACGCAGGACGGGGTGACGGGCGCCTACTCGGCGGTCCACATCCCCGGCGCGCTGGAAGGTCACTCGTTCGCCCTGCAGAAGGGCGTGACCGGCGTCGACGGCACCGTCAGCCCGTTTACCTACGTGGGCTGCAAGGTCTCCGAGTGGGAGATCAGCGCGACGATGGGTGAGGTCGCCAAGTGGACGATGACGATGGAGGGCCGTAACGAGCTCGCCACCGGCTACGTGTCCAACCAGGATCTCCTGAACGCCTCGGT